GGAAATCTTAAACTTGTGGTTTTAGGACCAAGTGAAACAGAAGTTAAAGGAGTTGTTTATCGAGCAATTGCGGATGACCTGTTAATGTCGGTTTTCAACGGATTGCCTAATCGCGTCATTGATAATGTACCCTTCACAACATATGTAGGGAACGTTAGACCAGTACCAGTGGTCCCAACAGCAATGACGGCAAATGATGGCTGGGTTCGTGATCTCACTGAAGAAGGTGTGGAACCTAATCCAGGCCCCTTTATTGGGACAGGATCAGGTTTTTCCATCCTTGGAAGTGATTTTGCAAAGAGCATGAAACAGATTGGGAATAATGCAGATAAAGTGGGAAGTTTGGCAGGAGCAATAGAATTGGTAGTTCGTAAGGACGAGCGATTAGTTGCATATGTTGACATCCTATTACAAGTTGGCCATGTTCTCATCAATCCTGATTTGCGAACATTCGCAATGGCTATGACATCAATAGTTCTCAAAGTGATCCCCACAGTTCTGTTAAAGGAACTTGGCTCTCGTGTCACAGGTTTTTGTACCAAACTTTTCCAGTCCTCCAATATGGCGGGCGATATGGAAGATAAGGGAAAAACCATGGCAGACGACGTGTGGGATTGCATTGGAGAGTTCTTTAATGTCAGACCTGGCATCCGTACAAGTTGGGTGAGGAAATTCAATTTGTTGATGAAAATGACTACGATGGTTGACAAAATTGTTTCATTTATTGAATCAGTTTTGTTTGCATTTAAAGTTTTCCTAAACAAACTCTATCAACTTTATGACAAAGATGGATACCTTTTTAAGGTCATCATGGACAGTGAAGTCATTAAGTGTTGCACAGGTTACAATAATCTTGTAGCGCAATTGACGGATCAGAGTGTGTTTCGACAAATAACATGTAGTCGGAAAAACATTTCATTCTGTTACACAACTCGGAGATATGGACGTATTATGGCTAACAACTTGCTATCAACACGGAAAATGAACCCAAATATACATCAAAGTGTGAATCGTTCCAATATGGACATGGATAAGCTTTGTGCCAAACTTTTAGCTTTTTCTGAAAGGCCATTGGTGAGGCGCGAACCTTTTTGCATGTACATGTTTGGTGACGCGGGCATAGGAAAATCCTACACGGCAACTCGTTTAATTATGAGTTTGTTGCGTGGAGCGAATGTACCCATTAGCAATGATCCCATTTTTGTAAAATCAAGTGGAACGAAATTCATGGATGGTTATCAAGATCAACCAGCATTTTTGTATGACGATTTTGCAGCTATTGACGATCAGGAAGCAACAGAATTCGGAGAGTTCATTGCGCTGAAATCATCCAATTATTATCAAGGAAATTTTTCAGCAGTTGATGAAAAACAACGACCAGTTCATCCTGTTCTATTGTTCGCATGTTCCAATTTGCCTATGCCAGACAACAACATGATACAGACGCGTGAAGCGTTTCTTAGGAGACGCGATATGCTAGTGAAAGCAGAACTTTCACCCGCTTTTTTACGTTGTTCTGAATGTGCCACAACATCTAAAGGCTTGGGTTGTAGGTCCTGTTTTGCCAAAAACGAGGTTTTGATTTCGCAAGGCAATCATGTGCGTTTCACGTTGTGTAACTCCATGACAGGTTCAGCAACTTCAACTGTGTATACAGGATTGGAAAGGTTTGAGAAATTTATTGCAAGTGAACATAAGAAATACTATGATCGTGAAACGAAGAATATGCTCAATCGCTTGAATGCCATAACAATGGCCATCAATGCCTGTGAAGAACCCAAAACATATGACAAAGTGCAGAAAGGAACATCAATCACAAGTGAATTCTTGGCCGAACAATTGGAATCACACAGCTTGAACATTAAAGTTGATCAAAATTTCGCAGATGTTTTCAATAAGCTGTTACAATCTAGTAATGAAGCTCTTATAGATAGCCATTTGTTGACTAATGCGAAATTTGGTGAATTTCCGGAAGTTTTGGAAAAAGCTGGCGATTTCTTTGAACAAGGGGATCGCGGAGACGGTATCATGCATTGGGCAGGTGGAGTTTCCGCAATTGTTG